GAAGGGCTAAAGGTCGTTGACCTTACCCTCAGCAGACTGGAGGCTAATTATGATGTCCTTGCAGAGTAAGTTACAGGCCTTCAAAACAGAGCTTACGGGGATATGCTCCGAGGTCTGGCACTATAACCGACCGACGCGGACGCAGCCTCCGTTCCTCATCTGGGCGGAAGACGGAGAAGGCAGTACGACCGTCAATGCGGACAATCACAAAGCCGAGCAGAGCATCCATGGATTCATAGATTATTTTACGCTCACGGAGTTCGACTCGGCAGTAGATGATGTGCAGGACGTTCTCAATGCGCACGGCTCGGAATGGCGGCTGAATGACGTCCAGAAAGAAGAGGAAACGAACTTACTGCATTACTCATGGGAGTTTGAAATATAATGGCACGATTGATAATAGGAAGCGGAATAGATACGTACATTGCCGATCTTAACAGACTCCTCGCGGATGAGGAAGAGATCTGTAAACGGTCCATCTATGAAGGCGCGAAAATCGTAGCCGACAAGGTCCGTTCGGAAATCGACGGATTGCCAGTGCGCGAATACGACAAAAGCACACGTATGGTGAACGGTATTACCGCATCGCAGAAGGCAGGATTACAGGCGGGTCTCGGTATTGCGACCATGCGCCGGGACGGAAGTTTCTTGAATGCCAAAATCGGCATGGATGGTTATAACTCGACCAGGACGGAAAAGTTCCCGAACGGACAGCCGAATGCCCTGATAGCACGCTCTCTCGAATCTGGCACGTCGTTCCGAAGCAGGAACGCTTTTATCACTCGTGCTACGAACGCGTCACGTTCGGCGGCAGAGCAGGCAATGAAAACACAAATGGATAAAGAAATCCAACAGAGAATACACTAAGGAGGAATAACCTAATGGCAGCAGGAAAAGTTTGCACAGGTTTCTCCCTTCCGTATGTAGCGTTATATTCATGCACGGAAGGAACAATCGCATATACAAGCGGACAGAAGCTTGCACGCGGTGTTGATGTATCAATAGAACCGGATACATCGGATGATAATAATTTTTATGCAGATAACGTCGCAGCTGAGACGGACGGGGCTACCTTCACAGGCGGAACGCTCTCTCTTACAGTCGACGGACTTCACTCTGCAGCGGAACGTCTCATCATGGGACTCCCGGAAGCTGACACGGCTGGATGGGTCACATATGATGATGATCAGTCTGCTCCGTATGTGGGAGTCGGCTTTATCGCTCGTTACCAGGAAGCGGGCGAAGTCTCATATGTCCCGATGGTAATCGTAAAGGCCTGCTTCAATCAGATGCAGAGTTCGTTCGCAACATCTGAGGATTCCAAGAACTATCAGACCCAGACTCTGACAGCGCAGATCCTGAGAGCTGACGATGCAAAGCACAGCTGGAAGAAGGTCCAGACCACAGAGTACGCGACTGAGGCACTTGCTGAAGCAGCACTTAAGACTGAGCTCGACATCACATAATAATTGAAGGTGGGAGATATGCTGAATATTAACGGTAAGGAATACGGATTACTCTATACAGTATGGGCGCACTGTGAGTTTAATGACTGGGTCGTGAAGAATGGGGAACGGAGCTATGTTTCCGCGATCATTCAGAAGGCCGTCATTATGAGCAAGGCATACTGCGACGTGAACGGCGGCACTTCGCTGAATCCGAAAGAACTGATGACACTGCCGAAATACGTTTTTGATGAGATCGCGGTCGCGATCGAGGAACAGGAAAAAGCTGATTCCGAGAGAACGGTCGAAACAAAAGAGGTCAAATCAAAAAACGCAAAGGGCTCCGCAAAGTAAGCCTTAATTGGGCATGGTATCTATTTTACGGACGCATGCTGAACATGAATGAGCAGGAGGTTAAACACACGTCATATGGCATGATGTGCGATTTAATCTCCTGTTTAACTATATATAAAGGCAATGCGGAGCAGGCAGAACGGAAGAAATCGTTTGATGAGATTATGAGAATGACTTAAAGGGGGTGGTGTTCGATGGCCGTTAATATCGGTCCTCGACTATAACGCATAGGAGTCGAAGGCGAAGCGGAATACCGCCGCCAGATGCAAAATATTATACAGGCAACAAAGACGCTCAAGTCCGAGATGTCGGCAACGGAAGCCTCCTTTAGTAAGAGCGATTCCGCAATGAAGCGAGTCGCGCAGAGGGCAGACCTTTTGCGGAGCGCAATCGACAAACAGAAAGAGCACGTCCGGCAGTGTGCGGACATGGTGGATAAAGCGTCCCAGAAATACGGTGAAGCTGACACGCGGACACTCAAGTGGAAGCAGGCACTTGCCGATGCGGAAACACAGCTTGCGAAACTAAACGGACAGCTTGCGCAGAACAACGCGCTCACGGTCTGGGGTCAGCAAGTCCAGATACTCGGCGAGAAGGTCAGCGCATTCGGCCAGAAAGTCGCGGAAGTGGGCGGACAGCTCACAGGTGCGGTCACTGCTCCGATTGTGGGAGTTGGCGTGGCATCGGTCAAGATGGCGACAGGGTTTGAGACGTCACTTGCAAAGGTGTCGACGATTGCAGACACCACGGAAGTTTCCATGGGCGACCTCGAGAAGTCGATTCTTGATTTGTCGAACAGTACGGGCATCGGGGCGTCTGATATTGCGGAGGCGACGTATCAGGCAATCTCCGCAGGACGTGACACAGCGGACGCGGTTCAGTTCGTTGGAGATGCGTCAAAGCTTGCAAAAGCGGGATTTACGGATGTAACAACTTCCGTAGATACCTTAACCACGATTATGAACGCTTACGGATTGTCAGCGGATACGGCTACGTCCATAAGCGATAAGTTAATACAGAGCCAAAATCTCGGAAAATTAACCGTTTCGGAGCTTGGACAGTCTTTAGGACAAGTCATTCCGACCGCCGCGGCATACGGAGTTAATCTGGATAACGTCTCGGCGGCTTATGTTGCTATGACAAAGAACGGTGTTCGGACAAGCGAAGCCACAACCTACCTCAACGGCATGATTAACGAGCTTGGCAAGTCCGGCACGAAAGCTTCCGACATTCTCAAAGAAAAGACGGGCAAGTCGTTCAAAGAGTGCATGGAGTCTGGCATGTCTTTCGCGGACGTTCTCGGCTACGTCATTGAAGGTGCGGAAGAGTCGGGCGTTGAGCTAGGCGACATGTTCGGAAATGTCCGTGCAGGTCGTGCGGCAATGAACATTGCGGCAAACGGCGGCAAGGAGTTCACGGAAGCTCTGAAAGCCATGTCGAGCGCGGCAGGATCCACGGAGACAGCGTTCGAGAAAGTCACCGATACCACGGAGCACAAGTTTGACGTTGCATTAAACCGCGTCAAGAACTCAGGCATTGAAGCAGGTCAGTCTCTTCTTACGGAATTTGCTCCGGCAATCGAAGGAGCTTTTAATAAAGTTACGGAAGCAACCTCCGCATTCAATTCGCTCAGTGACGCAGAAAAGCAGAACGTTACGCACTGGGCAATGGCGGCGGCGGCAATCGGGCCCGTTACGATGGCACTCGGAAACGTCATCAAGGTTGGCGGAAATGTTATCAGCACGGTCGGAACGGTGGCGGAAAAACTCGGAGAGCTGTCTGCGAAGGCGGAAATGGCGGGCGGCATGTCGAATCTGCTCACCGGGTTCCTCGGAAGTACGGCAGTCGGAGCCGGTCTTGTGATTGCTCCGCTTGCGGCACTGGGTCTTGCAATGTGGGACGCAGGAGAAAAGATAAGAGCGAACACGGCAGAGCAGGACGCATTTGCCCAGCAGGTTTCGGAAACGGGTCAGGCGGCAGACGCGGCGGCACAGCAGGTTGATACGGTCGGGGCATCTATCGAGCAGAGTTCCGAAACAATCAACGCGTCGGGCGGAACGCTTGAATACTATCGTGGAATGCTCAATAACTGCTATGACGCAGAGGGTCATCTGAAAGAGGGCATGGAGCAGACCGCTCAGTATGCGCTCAATGAACTTAACGCGGCAATGGGAACCGACTACTCGACAGAATTTGTTGCCAACGCCGAGAACTCGAAGCAGGCACTGGAAGAAATCAACTCCGCCATTGATACTTCCATAACCAAAATGAAAGAGCGTGCAATCGCGCAGGCTTTCGAGAAGGATTACGGCGAAGCACTCAAAGCTCAGGCGGAGGCACATGCCGCATGTTCCAAGGCGGAAGATACCTACACGGAAGCAGTTAAAAATGCAAAGGATGCGCAAACAGAATTGCAAGCCGCGCTTTCGGCGTCCAATGCGACAACAGCGGAAGGTATCGAGCGGCAACAGCAAGCAAAGAAAGCTCAGGAATGCTACAACACAGAGCTCAAAAACGCAAAGAGTGCTCTTGAAACAGCATCGGGCGCGGCGGCGGAAGCAGATGCGCAGGTGCAAGGTCTTGAAGATACTATGAGCATTCTTGCCGAAGGAACGGAAGAGTCCACCAATCGCGCGGCGGAATCTTTCGGCGGTATTGGAACGGCGGCACAGGAAGCAGGCGAACAGGCGAGAACGGCGGTATCTGAGAGCACAGCGCAGAGCGAAGCGGAAATTGATGCCATGAGCCAGACGTTTATCGACAATATCCACAAAATCGGAGCAGACCCTGTCAAAGTCAACGTCGACTCAGAGGGTGCAAACGCTTCCGCTCAGACAACCGTCAACGGCATGCAGCAGACCATCAACAAGGCTGACCTCAAACCGCAGATTAAGACAGTGGGCGGAGCAAGTAAGGCGGCATCTACTGCAAGAAAGACAATGGATCGAATTGTCAGACCTCCACTACAGGGTAATATCAACGTTGTCAACGGCGGAAATCTTGCGGCGAACACGGCAAAGACCGGTATGGACAATATCATCCGCGTTCCGATGCAAGGCAACGTCAACAACATCAACGGCTGGGCGAATGCGGCGAACACAGCCCATGGCGGAATGGTCCCGATCATTGCGAACCCAATGACAGGTAATGTTAATGATATCCATGGTTGGGCGGCGGCGGCGAACACTGCTCATGGCGGAATGGTCCCGATTATCGCGAACCCAATGACGGGTAATATCAGCGCAGTCAATGGCGGACCGTCTGCGGCAAGTTCCGCACATGGTTCGATGGTGCCGATTATCGCAAGTCCGATGAGCGGTAATGTCGGAAGCGTCAATGGAGCGGCGAGCGCGGCTTCCTCCGCATGGTCTACGATGCAGAGCATTATCAGCCGACCCTTGCAGGCATTTGTCAATATCACGAGAACGATCACGGAAGTCCTCAATCCTGCCAAGCATGCATCGGGCGGTTTTGTCACTTCCGAACAGCTCTCATGGCTTGCGGAAAATAATGAACCTGAAGTAGTCATTCCGCTGTCAGCCGGGAAGCGTACGCGAGCGATGGATCTCTATAAAAAGACAGGGGCTATCCTTGGATATAGTGGGAATACGGCTTTCAGCTCTTCTTACGGAAGCGGATCGACAACGAATGTAGGCGGACTTACCGTTAATGTCTATGGGACTGAGGGTCAGGACGTGGAAGAGCTTGCTGATATTGTAATAGACAAAATCCAAAATGTATTGGAGGTGAAATAATGGGATATTTCATCTTGGACAACAAGGCATCTTCTGACTTTGGAGTTCACGTTTCCGGTCATAAATCATGGGCAACTGCTTCAAGAGAGGTCGAAACGGCAAACATTCCGGGCAGAAACGGAGCTTTGATCAGTTATGTCGGAGCATGGAAAAATGTTACGGTCACATATCCCGCATGGGTCTCAAGGGACTTTGAAAAAAGATTCGACGTTTTTGCTGAGTGGTGGAACGCGCATACTGATGACTACTATATGCTGACAGATCCGTATCATCCGGAATACTACCGTCTTGCAAGACCTGTGAGTTCCTTAAATCCGAAGGTAGGGGCTTTGAACAGGTCGGGCAGTTTCGATTTGCAGTTCTCCTGTAAGCCTCAAAAATTCCTTCGAGATGGACTTTATCCAAAGAGACTTCAGTCAGGTCAATCGCTTGTACTGAAAAACCCGACTGGCTATGTCGCAAATCCTATCATAATCGCGAAAATCGAGGGAATGTCCGCCAACGAGCTTGATATTACCGATGGCGGGGGGAATTCTATTGCCTATATGAAATTCGGTTATAAGGGAGGCGGGTATGAGTTTGATGGGAAGGATGTCGTATATGACGCAGAAACGCATGAAGCAACGGTGAAATTCCCGTTTGAGACGATAAGCGCAAACAGGTCGATCACGGAGACGCTTGGAACAGGATATACAGAAGTTTGCATCCCCACGGGAGAACTTGTCTTTTTCCAGAGCTATGCGGGCGATTTTGAAATATATCCGAGGTGGTATACGATATGATCCCAAGATTATATGACTTTTCAGAAACAGCTTTTACGTCGAACGGATTAGGGTATATGACAGACATCCTGTCCTGCAAGGTCACGGAGGGCCGTAATGGGGAGTGTCTGCTTGAGGCAGAGTATCCTACCAACGGGATACGTGCGGATTATATCTGCGAGCTTCGTTTTATATACGCTCCATATGATGATACGAATGATCCACAGCCTTTCGTGATCTATAAAGTATCCAGGATGTTGAGGACGATCAAGATTTACGCCAAGCATGTAGGAATGATAACGAACAGCCTTTATGTGTACGGCACAATGGATTCGGCTAAGACAGTAAGGGCTATCTTCTCAGGACTGAAGGATAACATCATAGGTTTCAAAAGTTCCGGAAGTTATCTTTATCCCGCATATGCCAATGTCCTGACTTTTGAATCTAACATTACGGAGTCTGTGCAGACGGATATCAAGAATCCCCTGAGCGTTCGTGAATATATCCAGGGGGCGGATGGAAGTATTGCGGACCATCTTGGATATGGAGAAATCAAATACGACGGGTGGAAGGTAGGATTCTATACGGCGCGAGGGTCAAATACGGGAATTACTTTCCGATATGGACTGAATATATCTTCAATCACGGGGACAACGTCAAGCAGGGAAGCTTATACGGGAGCCGTCATATATTCTACATTCAACGAAACGTATAATGCGAAGGCCTACAACTGGAAGTCGGATGCAACATCTCCGGTAGGAATCCTGCCGAACTTTAAACTTGTAGACCTTACTCCGAAAATGAAGGAGTCGACGGTGTTCGGCACAAGGGCAGACAGCAGAAATTCAGCCGAGAGAAAGAATACGCCATGGATACTCCAGAATAACATTACACTCACAGGCTATGAACTTTCTCATACGGCGGAATATGAAGGAAAGATCCCGCTGCGGCATATAGGCCTGTGCGACACAGCTAAAGTTATCTATCAGCCGCTCGGCATATCGAGCAGTGTCAAAGTCGTAGGTATAACGTGGGATGTGCTAAAAGAGCAGTACGCAAGTCTGACTTTCGGGACAACAAAGAAAAATCTTAACGGCACGCTCCGCGCTATGATGCAGAAAACTGCGTCCGACATGAGGTGATATAATATGACGATTTATAAACTTAATACAATCCCAAAGCACAGCTACTCTCCGACGGTCGTGCATCTTAACGAGGGTGAGTATGACTTTACGATTGGATTCCAGCTTGACGATGGAGACTCGTATTTTGCCGGCGCGGGTTGGGACATAACTCTCAATATCTACAAAGCAGACGGAAATGTTTACTCTGCACTCATTGGAGAGTCTGGATCCGAGACAGGATACGACACAAGCGAGATGGAAGACGGATATTTTGAGGTCACGATTGCCGAGCAGATGACCTCCGCTCCCGGCAAGGGAGTTGCAGAGTTTGTGTTTACAACAGGAGGAGGGAACAGGAGAACCGCCAACATCGTGTGGGACGTGGAACGTTCTCCGCTTGATATGGACGGTATTGAATCAGACTCTTGCGTCCCATACTTCGAACAGCAGATAGCAGCAGCAGAGGAAGCTGCACGAGCGGCGGCAGGGTCTGCGTCCGACGCTGACGATTCAGCCGACAGGGCTGCATCCGCTGCAACTTCGGCAAATACTTATGCGGGACGGGCTGAGGATGCAGCTGAAAGTGTGGAACAGTATCCGCGTTATGCAGAGGCGGTCCGCAAGATCATCAACTCGGATGATATAACGGTCATTCCGACTTTCAGCGGGACAGGCGGCACAACTCCGATGACAGCAACGACAAGCAAATATGTTCTTGTCGAGCATGATGACAATACGATAGGATCGGGCGGTCCCTGTCTGTATCGATGCTATGCAGGATGCGGATACATAAGCGGCCCGGACATAAATCAGGGATGGCTGAGAAGTGATGGGACGTATGTATTCCCGGTACCCGATCAGGGACCGCTTACAGCGAATGAGGTCCCGCTGGATGACATCTTTAGCGTAATCGCAAGCTACGTCGGGAACAGCGCCGTCAAGTATACTGGAAATGGATATGGAACGCTTTACAGCGAAACGTGTACAGGAAATATTGATTGCTCGTCTTTTGTGTGTGCAGTCCTTCAGGGAATTCCTTACGCCAACAGCCGGTACAGTCTCAGCGAAAATATCATCGGCGATTATGTTGGTCCTCACTACTTCCCGACAATCCCTGTCCAGTCCGGAAGAACGCACAGCTTAAAAGTGTGCAAGCTCGCAGAGTGGTTCGCCGCACATAAACAGCTCTTTACGATTCCTTCTGTGCGGTCAGTAGACGTACTAAGACCAGGGGACGTAATATTTTCCAAGATCGACGGGATGTCGGCGAATGCTTCAAAGGCATTCTACGGGATGGGCCACGTAGCTATCGTTGTCCAGACCTATCCGAGAGACGGGCTTGCACTGGTTGCGCAGAGCGGAGGATTTACTGCGGATTTAACCACGTATCCGACGCACACATACAATATCGACAGCATGCAGGAGCTTTCCGATACGGGTTGC